AAAAGACCATCTCTTATCGCTCAATTACCAATATTGCCAAAAGGCTAGATATCAATAAGCTACTCCAGGACCAAAAACAGATTGAATATCAAAAGCAGATTGATAGCCTAGAGAAAGCAAAGGTGAAGGATGAACAAAAAGAATCCCATCCTACTGAGCCAATTGTACCAGAGTGGCCAAGCTTGTCAGAAGGGGCACTTGACTCTGAAAAGCATGTGTTCGGAGTGCAGGAGTCTCAGAGATAGTTGGCAACAACACTTAGAAAACTCTGGCTTTCAAGACCACGAAAAGAACGGCTATCTCAAAGTCACCATAAACTCCCATGAAACAGCCAAAGACTGGCACGACGAGACCCTCTTTAACGCAAGAGTGAATTATTACCAGTGGGCTAGATCAAAATTGAATGATGCTAGGTTTACCTCAGAAAGAGATAGGTTAATCTGGGAGTACCATACAGAAGGCCTCTCAAGTCGCCAGATTGCCCCAAGGGTGAGTTTAGACCAATCAGGCATAGTCAGAACCGTAAACCGGATCAAGCAGGCCTTTAATCAAGCTATAGGCTCTTTAAGTATGGTCCAGGGAATTGCCTAGTTTTTACATCAGCTGAGAAGAAACATGGGCGCATTAGAGTTAGACGAGAGGCCTTACACTTTTCGACCTTACACACCAGATGATATCCCCTTTATTCAATCCTCTTGGGGGAAGTCCTATTACGCTGATGGGCCAGGCAACACCCTATTTCAAGCCAAAACCTTCCATAAGTTTCATCGGCCCTTAAGAGAGTCTGTCCTAAGCAAACCAAACGCCACAGCCATAGTTTGTAGCTCAAAGGATGACCCGAGCTTTATTCTTGGCTTCTCAATCTTAGAAAAACCAGAAGAACCAGTTCTAATCCTTCACTACCTTTACGTTAAATTCTCATTTCGAGGCGAAGGCATTGGCAAAGAGCTGTTCAATAGATCAATAGCCCTTAGACCCGTCATCTACACCCACGAAACAACCAAATCTAAAAGCATAATGGAAAAATACAACCGCAAGGGGAGAGATGATTTTGACAGATTCATTTTCACCCCCCACGTCTTTAAAGGAGCAAGTTAAATGAAGTCGATCGCTGGCAGAAAAGTACGTCTCTTCAGATGCCAAATACCCCCACTTATTGGGCCCAAAATACTAAATGCACACATTCCTAAGGACCTGGGCTGGGAAGCTGAGGTAGATGCTACGACAACAGGAGTTGTAATCACCCTAGCCAATGGAACAGAACACTTCGTGCCCTTCACCAACATCCAAAACACAGAGCTTTATCCGCTAGAACAATCAGGCCCTGTTGAAATTATGGAAGCACCCAAAAGAATCGGGAGACCACCCAAGTCCGGAGCCATCTAGTGGGCAGACTTAAAACAACACAAGAACGCATAGCCAAAAGACTCAAAAATGTAGCTGCGGCCAAAGAGAAGGCTAAGAAAGACTACGAAGAGAGAGCTAAACAAAAGATCCTAGCTTCTAAGTTCGTTGAAAACGTGATTAAGCGGGAAAAATCAAGGCAGAAGATAGGATAATATTGATAATGCTTCTCATTAAGGTTTTGGAGAATAATGGGAAAGTTTGAGCCGGGGAAACCTAGACATCCGAATGCTGGAAGAAAGAAGGGGACACCGAACAAGACAACCCTTCCTATTGCAGAGCTTTGTGAGTTTCACAAGGTTAATCCAATCGAAGTGCTTATTGAGTACTGTAAGCCCATTCCTCCAGGACTTAGCCCAGAGCAAATGCTCTCCAGGGCTGGATATAGATTCCAAGCAGCACGTGAGCTAGCTCAGTATCTCTACCCTAAGCGTAAAGCTTTAGAGATTGATTCAACTATCAATGTGGAACTCGCAAAGAGGGCTGAGGAGTACTCCAAGCTTCCTAAAGATGAACAAATCATGCTCATGGAGCAAGAGCTAAGGCGGCTCAAGGGTGGGGCTTGATCATTCACGGTGACTCACTCGAAAAGCTTAAAGAGCTTGAGCCAAATAGCGTGGACGCTGTGATCACGGATCCGCCATACGGTCTCTCATTCATGGGAAAGAAGTGGGACTATGAAGTACCAAGTGTCGCGCTATGGAAAGAAGTCTTTCGAGTGCTTAAGCCAGGAGGACATGCACTGTCTTTTGGCGGAACTCGCACCTATCATCGACTCGTATGCGCAATCGAAGACGGCGGTTTTGAAATTAGAGATCAGATCCAATGGATTTACGGTTCGGGTTTCCCGAAATCTCTCGATGTCTCAAAAGCAGTTGATAAAGCAGCGGGCGCTAAGCGAGATGTAATTGGAAAGAAATCAACTTATCGCGAGCCTCAATCGCCGAACGGCTGGGATTGCACGAAGCGCGCAGAATTTGAAACAGCGCCCGCCACCGACTCAGCCAAACAATGGCAAGGCTTCGGCACAGCCCTTAAGCCCGCAAATGAGCCGATAGTCCTCGCACGCAAGCCCTTGTCTGAAAAGACAGTCGCAAAGAATGTGCTCAAGTGGGGTACGGGTGCGCTTAATATTGATGGGAGTCGGATTGGTACAGCTGATACCAGACAGCCCACTGGTAAGTCCGCGCTTGGAATCATGAACGACGATTCCTGGAAGCCAAAGAATGTAATTGGTGGAAGTGCATGCGGTAGATGGCCAGCAAACGTGCTGTTCGACGGGAGCGCGGCTGAGATGCTCGATGAGCAGACCCAGCACCTGCACGGCGCAGGACGTGCCCGCAAGGCAAAGCGCGAATGTGAACCGACGGGCGATATCATATTAGCACGTGCGGGCGACGGACATAGGTTCGGCGACTCCGGCGGCGCATCCCGCTTCTTTTACTGTGCGAAAAGTTCGAAGCCTGAAAGATCGAAAGGGCTTAATGGGTTTGACTGTGCCACATTCTCGGTATGTCAAGGCGAAGAAAGTACGGCTCTGGTTCTATCAATCCTAAAGGTTATATCCGCATTAATACCCAATTCGAGCATCGTCTCGTGTGGCGAAAACATCACGGCGATATTCCCCCGGGAATGTTTGTCCACCACAAGAATCATAATCCAGCAGATAACAGAATTGAAAACTTGGAACTTGTTGATGCTCTCACGCACAAGCGACTCCATGAAGGATGTCGTTTCGAAAGCGACGTCTGGCATAAGCCATGTAAACTCTGCGGGGAGTTCAAGCGAATCGACGATAGCAATTGGTATTTTAGTCGAGAAGGTTGGATCAGCTACGGCAGATGCAAAGCTTGCCACGTTAGAAAAGTTGTCGAAGCTAAACGACTCAAGCGTATGGAAAACATATAGCTCGAATCATCCGACCGTAAAGCCCTTAAAACTCATGGAATACCTCTGCCGTTTGATCACTCCACCCGGCGGCACTGTACTCGATCCGTTCGCTGGCTCAGGCTCTACAGGTGTAGCAGCAAAGCGCTTAGGTTTTAAGTTTATCGGCATCGAAATGAATGATGAGTATGTGGAAATCGCCAGGCGCAGGCTTGAGTCAGCCGAAGAGCAACAACTAGAGTTGGCATGATCGCAGGAGCAATGCTTGCTGTTCATAGGCAAGGAAGCCTCTTCAGACTTCACGATGTAGCATTCAAACAACAGCTGGAGTTTATCAATGACCCTCATCGTCTTAAGTCTTTGTTTTGTACTCGCAGGGCAGCTAAGTCTTATACTGGCGGGCTATATCTTATTAAAGAGGCTCTCGAGAGGCCTGGATGCAATTGCTTGTTCATTGGCCTTACTCGACAAAGCGCCCATGGAATCATCTGGAAAGACATCCTCAGAGAGCTCGACACAAAGTATAAACTGAACATCAAATTCAATGAAACTCTACTAACAGCTACACTTCCAAATGGCTCTGTCATATGGGTAACGGGAGCGGACACAGACGAACAAGAGATGAACAAACTCTTGGGAAAGAAGTATAAACTTGTCATCCTCGATGAAGCTTCAATGTTTACCGTCAACATGCATCAACTTGTCTACGGAGTCCTCAAGCCCGCAACCGCTGACCAAAGAGGAACAATTTGCCTGCTTGGAACGGCTTCTAATATCACTCGGGGGCTCTTTTACGACATTACGACCAAAAAAGAACCAGGTTGGAGTCTACACACTTGGACCGCTCACGATAACCCTCATGTAGCTAAACAATGGCAAGAAGAACTAGATGATATCGAGAGAGATAGACCACTCTTTAAACAGACAGCGCTTTACCGCCAATGGATGCTTAACGATTGGGTAATCGATGAAGATGCAAGAGTCTATAAATTCTCTGAGTCGAACAGGCTCACTCAAATGCCTGTATTTGATAATGCTTATCATTACGTTCTTGGAGTGGATCTTGGCCATTCACCAGATCCATCGGCTTTTGTGGTTGGTGCTTACAATGATGCTGGCTCCAATCTTTATTTCATCCATGCGGAAAAGCATCTCAAGTATGACGTTACGGATGTTGCGAATAAGATCAAAGAGCTAGAGCTAAGATGGAAGTTTGACGTTAAGGTTATCGACAACGCTAACGCACAAGCTGTTGCAGAGCTGAACAACAGGCACGGAACTAACCTGATAGCTGCGGACAAGTTAGGCAAAGAGCACTTCATCAACATAATGAATGCTGAGTTTATTCAGAAAAGAATCTTTGTACTTCCTGGCGCCAAAGAGTTAGCAGATGAGTACAACACTCTAGTTTGGGAAACAGATAATGGCATCATCAAGAAAAGTGCTAATGGCGCTCGTCGTGAACATCCCGGTCTCCCTAACCATCTATGCGATGCAGGCCTCTATCTGT